GAAGTCGGTTTGCAATTAACCTCCGAACTACTGTAAGAGAAAGGGAATGCTGGAAGGAATACCCGATATTCTATTGTGCAGATTTGGGCGGGGTTTCCACTGGTAAAACTCTCACTCAAAACGAAGTTTGTCGGGTTTTGAAAAGAAAAGATTTAGCCGAGCAGAAAAGAGTTACTAAGGAACAATCCACACTAGACGATCTAAAAGCTGCGTGGCAAGAGATGTCAGCGTCAGATCGCAAGGCAAACAAAACAAACGCTGAAATCAACCCTCGTCTTTACGAAAAAGAACACTGTCAGGCGCGTCGGTGGTTTTATGATGAAGGTACTCTTGATGGCATCTTAAAAACGATGTCCTCGCAACCTTCTTGGCAAGGTGGGGTAGTCGTATATGACGAATTATCGGGATTTTTTGAAGGATTAAATCAGTACCGATCAGGTGGTAAAGGTAACGACCGGCAACGAGACTTAAGCAACTGGAATGGCCCTATCCGAAATACTTTTGACCGCGTAAACAAAGACAATCGATACTATTTAGATGGGCAAACACTTAATAAATTAGGTGGGATACAAGTCGAGAAACTCAGGAAATATCTTGATTTATCTAATGATGTCGATGGGGCAGTTTCTCGGTATCTTTTCTTGCTACACGAACCCCTTGATCCTCGTCCTGGTAAGCCGCCAGAAGACCCTAATTCTATCGATGAGTGTATCGAAACACTGGTCAATCAAATCAGTGGAATTAGCCTAGAAGCTGATGAAAATGGGATTATCGATCCTTATAATTGCTGGTTTAGCGAAATCGGAGAAAGTTATGCCTGGGGTATTAAGTATCACTACGAGATACTTATTAAGAAGTATCGAGCGATTAATCCATCATTTGCTTCCTATCTAGGGAAGCAAATGAAGACTTTTTTAAGGCTTACATTAAGCATCCATCTTCTGAATTGGATATTTGATCCAGATAATACTAATCTTTACAGTATTCCTGTGCAAACAGCCATTAAAGCTGCTAAGATGACCGACTTCTATATCAGTCAATTCCTGACAATTCAAGGAGTTACGTCTCAGGACGAAAATCCAGTACAGGGAATTTTATCCGAAATCTGGGAGATCGTTAAAAGCGCAGGTCAAATTAAACCTCGGGACGTTGCCCAAAAATTCGGCGGGCGTAAAATTAATGGGGAAAAAGTAAATACATCTATCGCCCGTACCCTACTTACTCAGCTAGAGCAAGCTGGCTATGGACGACTAGAGGTCAAATCAAGGGGTATGATACTGCACTATCAAGAGCCAAAAGAATTAGAAACTTTTGAGATAGAAGATTCTCTGGAATATCAATCAGAGATAAAAGAAGAAATTGTTCAAGTTGCCAGTCCCACTTTTACACACCCAAAAAATGAATCTATCTCTAATTCTGATATTGAATCGGAGCCAGTAATCGATGAGTTATCGGCTGATGGTGTACACATTGATAGCCTTCCTGATCTTGAGAAAGAAAAGGTGCTAGTGCGGACGGCTGCACCTATAGAGATAGGGGAGCGAATTATCCCACCGAGAGCAGTCGGAAAAATTATAGAAGTAACTTTTGACGATCAATGGCTTTTGAGGGTAGAAACTGTTCTGAATGGGTCTGTGATCATTTTTGCAATTCCATTTTCTGATTGTTACCTAGATATAAGCCCCTGATAGGATTGACAATTTTAGGAGTCCCTGATAGGATTGAAGTGCTAGAGTAGCTTGGTAGCTAAAGGCTGAAACGGAGCCTTCAACCGAAAAGGGACTTAATACAAAAAATAAAGTTATTTTTTGTTTCAAAACTGAAATTTGCGAATCCACCGAACTTAGCAAAGATTGAGTGAGGGAAGGGCGTTTCGTCAGGAGTAGATTTAATTAAGTTTTGCGGGTTCAATTCCCGTCTCTAGTACCTATGATCGGACAATATATTCCCTCCCGATACCCTGAAAAAGTTTATCGTGTTAATTCCTATGGTCAAATTTTCCCCCGGTGCAAACCACTGGGGATTATTAAGACTGCCATAGGAATCTACTATCACTTTGAATCAATTGATCGCCTCACAAAAGGAGAACATTTTTACTGTTTTCGCAAAGAAGATTTTACAGAAATTTCTTGACAATTCTAGTAAAATGATGTAGGATTTAAGTAATAGATTGAAGAAGAAATCATGAAGCGTATCGTAAATATGAACACTACTGAAATTAGTTATTATGCTAATTTCTATGCTGGACAATATCGAAATTCTAAGCAAGAATCTGGGGAAAATGTCCAAAAAAAACGTGCCATTTTATACTCTAAAATTCAGGAGTATAATAAAGTTTTGGAACAACGAGGTTTTAAACAAGTAAAGGTGTAAGCGTAAAATGACAACAAACTCAAAAAAGCGACTATATTGTGTAATTTTTTGGCTAACGATTTTGGCTTATTTAGTAATTATATCGGCTTTATTATTAGATGCGAACGAAGCCTATAAAGACTACAAAGTTAATTTGAGCCTATTGTACGGTATTGTTTAAAAAAGTAAAGGTGTGATTATGGAAAAAGAAACTAAAAAAGCATGGGCTAAATTATCAAGTCAGGATGACATTGATAAGAACAAAGGACTTATCAGAGGGACGGATGAGCAAGAGTCTGCCAAAAGACTTAAAGCGCATTTAGATTACTGCAAAAGACACCTAAAGGATTGGAAACAATGAGATACACGATCAGGACAATAGATAGAGAAAATAAGCCTTGCAAGATTAAAACTTCTATGCACGAAAGCCATTTAATGGCTTATTTAGACGCTTTAAGCCGCAACGGTCATCATGGTATCGTAGTAGAGGAATCAGTAGGTATTTCTTGGTAACTTTACCCAACAGGAGTAACACATGAATACATGGCAAATAGCGGAAAAGTTATTTAATTTCTGTAAAGAAAAATACCCAGATTTAGACTGGAATTTTGATTTTACAGATAATCGCTACGAAATCATTCAATGCTTAACTTTTTCTAATGGCAGCATAGAGATTAGATACGGTTTTTGTACGGGATTAGACAGACAACTTAAGTGTGTTCAGTGGCAAGATAACCAAATAGGAAGGTTTAAAATTTGGATAAATCCTCCTACTGAGTTCTGTCATGATCGGTATGAAGACACTATAGTTTTTGAGAATCTTGCCTATTATAGACATGAGCTATGGAGTGCAGAAAATTGGAAATTAGTTAGTCAATACCAAAAAATAATGCTAGATATTTTCACTTTCATTTTTGATGAAGTTAAAAATATCTAGCATTACTAGACAAAATATCTGTCTAGTAACTTTACCCAACAGGAGTAACAAATGGACATAAAACAAGTAACAGGGAAAATATTAGAATTCTGTCACAGAAGTTATCCAAATTTAAGATGGAATTACTCTTATAGTGATATTGATAGTTGTAAGGATGTTTCAGTTATTCTTGGCTCTTGCTCTTTGTTTAAACTAGAACTAGAAATTCGCTCAGATAAAAAACAAGAGCGTTATTCTTACGAAAAAGAAGCTACTTACGATCATATACTAGGGTTGCTTCTAATATCTCAATCAGAAGAAAAATCTTTACTTCCCTGGTCAGGTAGTTTTCAAGTGAGTCTAAACCATAATAAGGATAGCGAGTTAGAGTTTATGATTGCAACCCATGACGAGTGGAATGATGATAGCTGGAGTGTAGTAAAACAAGCCAGAAAAATAGTGAGAGAAATCTTTAATTTTATTGAAGACGAAATCCAAGAATAGACAGGAGTAAAAAATGGACATAAAACAAGTAACAGGGAAAATATTAGAATTCTGTCACAGAAGTTATCCAAATTTAAGATGGAATCTTGACTCTGAAAATAATATAATTCAGTGTTCACTTTTTTCTAATGAATTAATAATAGAGGTTTTTCTGGATAGTCCGCTTAAGCGTATTTCATGCGAAGCGTATCATGTAGGCGCGTTTGAATTATGGATAAATCCTGACGATAGAGACAATAACTATTCTTATGAGAATCAAATAGCATTTGATTATATTAGAAAGTCAAAATCTGATTATTTTGATAACAAATACAGAGAAACTCGAAAAGTAATGCTAGACATTTTCACTTTCATTCTCGATGAGATTCAAGAGTAAATAGGAGCAACACATGGACACACAGTTAGTAGCGGAAAAACTATTTAAGTTTTGTAAAGAAAAATACCCAAATCTAAGATGGGACATCAAATCTGCAAGAAAAGACTCAACATATATTTATGGATCAGATTCTTTTATTGAATTAACATTAGAGGTTCACAAAGAATGTAAATTTGAATATATTTTAGGTTCTTCTAAAATATCATCTCCTATAGTCTGGCTAGGCACGTTTCACGTTTGGATGAATTTTGAAAAAAATAGTGACATAGATTTTACTCTTTATGAGACAGACAAAATATGGAACGAAAAAGATTGGGTATTATCCAAACAATCTCGAAAAATAATGTTAAATATTTTCACTTTCATTCTCGATGAAATCCAAGAGTAAAAACATTACTAAGAGTTAAAATAATGGCGACAAACAAAGAGTTAGGACTTCCGCCTAAAGGAACGTATCCAGCTAAGGTAATTGAAGTTATCGATAATTTTAAAGTAGTAATAAACCGTGGTAAATTAAATTGTATCCGAATAGATACTTCTCATCTAGTTTATTCGATTACAAACAAGCCAATATACGACCCGATAACTAGCGACTTCATTGGTCATCGTATTCTTTATAAAGGGTCAGGAATGATTATTTCTGTTGAAGAAAATACCTCTATTATTCAAGCTTGCAATAATTCTCGATACAACTGCAAGGAATTTGCCAATGTTTGTGTCGGCGATTTAGTTATTTGTATTTGAGGTAATAACAATGGAACTATTAAAAAAAGCGTCACTTAAAGAAATCTCTGATTTCTTTAAAAAAACTTTTGAGCAGATGAGTATCTCCGAATACGATACAGTGGACATCTCAGAGTGGGATACAGTCGCAGACGGCAAATGTATTCGTTTAATAGGAACTTTGGTAATTAAAGAAGATTATCTTTACAAAACTTATGGTAAGTTAATAAAAAACAAAAAGTATAAAGTTTTGATTGAATGTCGAGAAATTTCGACTGAATATCAATTGATAAACAAATGCTTTGAAAAAATCACAATAGAAGGTACGTTAGGCGGGTCTTTGGTTGTCCTGCATTGGAACTACAGTCTTGACAGAAACAATGAAACCTCAAGATATAATCTTTATCCAAGCGGAAACAAAAAAGAGTTTAATATTTTGATTCCAGAAGCAACAGAAATAATGGAAACTATTTTAGGTTTTATCAAAACAATTAAAGCTGAGGATTAACGCTAATGAACAAAACAGAAGCATTAAAACAAATTGAGGTTTTTTGTAGAGAAACTTTTAGTCAGTCTAATTACTCAGAATGGCAAATAAAGACAGAAGACGGATTTTCCTATCTACAAGGAACACTGCATATGTTTTCTCAAAGTCTAACTCAATGTCAATACAGGGTATGGATTGAATATCAAAATAAATATTCTAAAAAATTAATAGTTACAGTAGAAGCTTGTTTAGCTTTAGAGTATAATTCTGTACCTTATATTAGTTGGGTTGTAATAAAATCAAACAAGAAAAAAATACAAGGAGATGGTAAAGATTTGGATATTTTACTACCAGAAACAAAAACAATAATAAAACCTATTTTAGACTTTATCGAAAATGAAATACAAATCAAAATAGATTTGTTTAAAAAGGTTAAAAAACATAGTTGTTTACAATTGACTATAGATTTTATTGAAACCAAAATATAATCTGAAATAAAAACATGACACCAACACTACAAACACAAACACTTTCTGTACCGACTAAACCACAAATTCAATTAAGAGATGACCAAAAAGCTCTTAAAAGAGAACTGTATGACGCTCTAAATCTAAAAATCTACAAAAGAGCCTTAGTCGTTGCCCCTTGCGGATGGGGTAAAACAGTATTTTTTTGTCAAATAATCTACGATGCCGCCGTAAAAAGACAGCGACGGACTTTAATCGTAGTACCTTTTACGGTACTTATTGAGCAAACCCTAGAAACTCTAGGAAAATTTGGACTATCTGCTGGGGTAATTGCTGGTAACTACAAAGAAGATAGAAACCAATTAGTACAAATTGCAACAACTCAAACCTTATCTAGAGGACGAGATATTACTTGGTTTAATCCCGAAGTAATACTAGCCGATGAAGTTCATCTATCAGCTTACTGCCAATGGTTTAAAAATAGCTTTCCCAATCTTAAAAACGGTAAGCAAACAACCTCAATTAAAGACATTCGTGGCGAATTAGCAGTATTAGGTATCGCTGTAGAAAGAGAAGACATAGAGCCTTACAAAATTACTTTTGAGGAAGCTAAAGAAAAATGCAAGCACCTTAGCCTGGTTCATGCTGAATCAAAAGAAATCTTACAAGAAATAAACTCGGCATGGGAAGTAATTCGTAAGCAACAGCACCTTTTTTCGGGGAAAACCCTACCAGTAGATAATCGTCTCGTAATTGGTCTAACAGCAACCCCGTGGCGGTTATCGAAACGTGAAGAGCTAGGAGATATATTTGAGGTTCAGGTAACTGGGCCTACTCCAAAAGAAATGATTGAACGGGGTGCGCTTGTCGGTTGCGTTTACTTTGGAACTAAAAATAAAATAAACACTAAAGGGGTAAAAATTAATGGTGGAGACTTTGATGCTAGTCAGTTAGAAATTCGTTGCCTTGAGGCGGTAAAATCAACGGTTTCCGAGTATCGCAGGCTCGGTCAAGGGAGACAATTTGTTTGCTTTGCTGCGGGTGTGGAACACGCTAAAAGCCTCTGTACAGAATTTAACGAGAGGGGTGTTCCCACAGCCATTATCACAGCCGAAACACCAGAGCAGGAAAGGAGAGAAATATTTAGAAAGGTAGCTGAATTAGGATTGCGGGGGATTATAAATATCAATACTTGCGGAATAGGGTTCAACCTACCCGCAATTTCTTGTATTATTCACGCCAGACCGACCAAAAGCCGAACCCTTTATATTCAGATGACTGGTCGGGGTCAACGGCTTTGTAGCTGGTTAGATAAAGTTGATTGTCTGATTTTGGATCAAGCGGGAAACGTAACCGAGCATGGATTTATCGAGGATGTAGAGTATCCTAAGCTTTTTACATCTTCTGATACCCAAAAAGGACAAGCTCCGACTAAAGAGTGCGAAAATTGCAATAAAATAACCTACGCTTCCGCTCGTATTTGCCCTCATTGTGGACATGAATTTCCAACAAAAGAAAAAAAACAAATCGCCAACGAAAGACTAGAGATTATAATTCACGATAAAGATAGGGAATTATACCTAGCCTACAAGTACGCTCTCAGACAAGCTTACAAAAAAGGTGAGCATATTGAAAGTGTCCGGGGATGGATGGTAAAAACATTTAAAAATCCTAGACTAAGCAAAGACTGGATGCCCCCTAAATCTTGGAAGTTACACGCAATCTTCAAAAAAGACTATAATGAAAATGACTTGAATAATTACGAAGCTTACTTGAAAAGTCTTTGTAAAATCGAGAACAATAACTGGGTAAAAGCTAAGATGGCAGAGGAATTTGGAGATGGCTGGGACAATATTCGGCTCTAATGGATTATTACTGGCATCTTCCCAGGAATACAAAGAACAAATAGCGAACGAGCTATTTAGACTTATTTCTATAGGCTCTGCTCCTATTCTTTCCTATACCCTTACCACACCCCCAAGTCCTCAAAGTATAGATAGCTACTATATTGTCCCCGCAGGAGCTACTGGGGCGTGGGCGGGAAAAACTAATCAGATAGCTTATCCTGTAATTGGCTTGAATGGATTGCCTACAGGAACTTGGAAATTCTGGCAGCCTTTTACTGGATTAACAGTTTTCCTTGTTTCTGGAGAAGTAATATTTTTTAATGGCACGGATTGGCAAACAACAGTCATGGGGGATATGCTTATCGCTGATTACGGGGGATCATCGTTCGGGACAGTGGCTAGAGCCGATGAAATTGTAGGGAATCCTAGTAATGATACTTTCTACGGGAAAGAATCAGGAAATAAAGGATTCTTCGGTTTCTTCTCAAAAGTTTTATCAACTTCATTGACGGCTTTAAATATAACTACTGGTGGCGCAATAACTGCTACTGATAATATTTTACAGGCTTTTGGCAAACTCCAAAATCAAATTAATAGTATTAACGATAATACCGAACAATATTCTGGAGATATAGAAGCTCCTATTGTTCAAACTTATCCTCTTGATTTTGCTTTATTAAGAGGGTATAATATCCTAAGCTTTAGTGCCGTAACTGAATCTG